AGCGGTAAATTATTTTTTAGCAAGCGGTGCTATTACAGGTAATTCACCAACCTTACAAGCAGATGGCTCAGACACTAACATCTCCCAAGTATTCCAATCCAAAGGCACAGGAGCAATAGACCTCGCCGCAGGTAGTTCAGGGGTTAATATTTCTAATGGTGGTACTGTTACTGCTATTACTAGGACAGGACAAGGAAGCGGTTACACCAGCATCCCCGCTGTTGCTATTTCTGCTCCGACCACTGCTGGTGGTGTTCAAGCGACTGCCACAGCAAATATGTTCACTGGTACATCGTTTGTTGTTACATCGGGTGGAACTGGCTATTCGGTTAATGATGTTGTCACTTTGGTTGGCGGAACGCCTAATGGGTCGGCGACATGCATAGTAACCGCTGTATCTGGTGGCGTTGTTACCGCCGTAACAGCTAACAACTATGGGGCCTACTCAAGTCTTCCACCAAGCCCAACTTCTGTGACTGGAGGCACAGGGACAGGGTTAACACTGACCATTCAGTACGGCTTTCAAAACGTAACCATCACCAACGCAGGTAGTGGCTATGTAGAACAACCAACAGTAACATTTAGCGGTGGCGGTGGTTCTGGTGCGGCGGCTTATGCGACTGTGGGGTCTGGGACAGTTGTTCGCTCTTTGGGTTCAAATATTGGTTTTTATACTCCTAGTGGTTTGCAAGTGCTTGTAAACGATGGTGGGGGTAATGCAGTTAATTATTGGCGCTTATCGGGGTCACCAACAAACTCTGGTGTTCAGTTATTTTCTAATGGCGCAGACACCAACGTATCCGCTCTTTACAGCACAAAAGGTTCTAGCGGTCATTCTTTTTATACTAACAATTTTGCCCAAACGCAATTTGGCATTACCCACACAGCCTCTGCTGTTAACTATGTACAGGTTACAGGGGCGGCTACTGGTGGACAGGTATTTGTTAATGCGGCAGGTAGCGATTCCAATATTGGCATAGGATTTACTGCAAAACTTTTTGCTAACATTAACTTTTTTTCCGCAGGTGGTTTTTTACAATTTCAGGTTGCACCAACAGTCTCCGCAGTTAATTATTTTCAAGCAAAAGGTGGTGCAACAGGTTTTGGTGCTGTCTTAGCCGCTCAAGGTTCTGATACCAATATCCCTGCTGTTGTCCAACCAAAAGGAACAGGAGCATTACAAGCCCAACAAACAGACTCTACTGCTACTGGTGGTAATGCTCGGGGTGCTAATGCTGTTGATTGGCAGACATTGAGAAGTGCGGCAAACCAAGTTGCCTCGGGTCAGCTTTCGACCCTTGGTGGCGGTAGAGACAACGTACTTTCCGGCGCTCTGTCAGTACTTGCTGGTGGCGGTTTTAACGGCCTGTCTGGTCAATACGCCGTTATATCTGGAGGGGCTGCAAACAGCGTATCTCAGTATGGTGGTGCAGTTGTTGGGGGTCAGGGAAACAACGCTGGAGGGTGGTTTAACTTTATTGGCGGCGGATTTAGCAATGGAGCAACATCCGGTACAGCCGTAACTACACAAGCCACAACCACAGTAACGGGCGGTTCAACTGCTGTTACGCTTTCTGGCTCCAACGCCAACATCCGAGTCGGTCAGTTGATTACCGGGACGGGTATTAACACGCCAACCTACGTTGCTGCAATTAGCGGCACTTCTTTAACCCTGAGCCAAAACGCTGCTTCGTCTGGCACTCCAACCCTGTCCTTCTTCACTCCTCACGGTGTAGTGGTAGGCGGTGGTAACAACCAAGCCACAGGCTCTTACAGCTTTATCGGTGGTGGTGGTGATGCTGGTACTGCTGCTAACAGGAACGTGGCTTCTGGGGATTGGAGCTTTGTTGGTGGCGGCGCAAAGAATACGGCTAGTGGTAGAGGCTCTATTATTGTTGGTGGTGGTTATGCTTTTGGAACTTTTTATACAAATAGTGCAACTTCCGATGGTTCGGCAATTCTTACTGGATTTAACAATACGTCCTCTGCTTTAGGTTCTGTTGTCTTAACTGGAATTGGAAGTGTAAGTTCGGGTGTTTATTCAACAGTTTCATCTGGAACATCCGCAACGACTAGAGGATTATCTGCAATTACTGTTTTTGGCGGATTCAACCCATTTTCTAGTGGTGCTGGTACTTGCCAATCTGCAATTGCAGTTATTGGAATTCAAACAACTGACGCAACTGCAACTGTTTTAACTGCTAACGGCTCTGCCGCATCCACAACCAACCAAGTCATCCTACCTAATAACTCTGCCTACTTCTTCCGTGGCGAGGTTGTATCTGGTGTAACAGGTGGTGGCAACTCAAAAAGCTGGACGATTGAAGGCTTGATTAAACGTGGTGCAAACGCTGCCTCAACAACATTAGTGGGTGTTACCGTGATGTCTCCATTCGGGGATGTGGGTGCGGCTACATGGACAATCGCAGTCACAGCCGACACGACCAACGGTGGCTTGGCGGTAACATTCACAGGCCAAGCAGCAACCACAATACGCACCGTGGCCCAAATCCGCACAACCGAAATGACCTATTAAGGAGAAACCAATGGCGCTCATCATTACCGCAACCAATTCAACCAACGGGCAGCAAGAGGTGCAAGCCTATGCCCGTATCACTAACTTCTTTGGTACAAAAGACCAAGTACAAGTTCAAGTGGAAATCCACGCTACGGAAGAAGCCCGTCAAGCGGGATGGCCTTCTATTCAGCAACAGGCGCATTATGTGAACATGAGCGACATTCAGGGTGACTTTATCCCTGCGCTGTACAATGTTCTGAAAACATTTACCCAGTACGCTGGCTCAACAGACGTTTAAGGAGAAAACATGGATGATTCTGTTATAGAAGATTTTGCCGTGATGTGTTATCAAGAACACTACAGAGAATACTACTATGAGTATTTGATTGAAGATTCGGATGAAGATTCGGATGAAGATTCTGATGAAACACAAAAAACTATTTCAGGAACTAGCAAAGATACAGATATTTCTATGCAGTTTATGCCTAAAGGCACAGGCGTAATTTCTGTTAACTTTTAAGGAAAACAAATGGCTTTGATTAAACCCGTCCCCACAGATTTCGGAGCAGAAGTTCTTGCTTGTTATTGGAACATCGGTGCAGTCCAAGAAGACTTTAAAGGCAAAGGCACAGAAGTAACTTTCTATGGCTATGCAAACAAAGCTGCACGAGATGCTGGCGCACAACCAATGAGCGCAGGAAAAGTACAGATTTCTGGTGACGAATATGTAGCAGGTGCAGACCGAGCAGCCCTTTATCAAATTATCAAGCAAAAGCCTGAGTTTGAAGGTGCTGAAGACGCATGACACCTGAACTTCAAAAGTACTATGAGGAGAGGTTCAACACAATGGGAACGCCTGGTTGGGCTGATCTCATGGAAGATGTTGACAAAATCATTGCTTCTTTGAATAATATTTCAATCATAGATAGTGAGAAAGACCTACAATTCAAAAAAGGTGAACTATCTATTCTTACTTGGCTGAGAAATCTTAAAGAGATCAGCGAGAGAGCGTATGAAGAAATTTTATGATTACGTCTGTGAAAACGGACACAAAACAGAAAAGTTTGTTGTTTATGAGGCAACAGGCTTGAAGTGTGAGTGCGGAGCTAATGCTACCCGTTCTCTCTCTGCACCAGCATTTCGACTAGAAGGTTGGTCTGGTTCTTTTCCTACTGCTTATAGCAAGTTTGGTAAGAGTCATACTGACAAGTTGAAATCTGAGCAGAAACTCAACTCATAAGCAATTATGCCGAGTTGAATCTCCTAGAACCCATTGCGGCAGGAAAAGGAAATAAGTATGTTGATTGACAATGAAAAAGAAGAGTTTGGTGAGTTAGAGATCGAAGAGCAGAAGATTTCGCAAAAGGCTGAACTCCCTGAGAAATACAGGGATAAAAGTTTAGATGACATTGTGAAGATGCACCAAGAGGCTGAGAAGCTCATTGGTAAGCAAGCACAAGAAGTAGGCGAAGTCCGTAAGTTAGCCGATGAACTCATTAAGCAGAACCTTGGTTCTAGACAACAGCAGACTAGACAGGAAGAGCCTGAAGTAGATTTCTTTGAGAATCCTCAGAAGGCAGTTCAAAGGACAGTTGACAGTCACCCTGACATCATTGCGGCTAGACAAGCCACTTTAGAGATGAAAAGGGCGCAGATTCAGCAGAAGTTAGCAAGTGAGCATCCTGATTTTGGCGATATTGCTAAAAATGAGGACTTTACGAATTGGGTTAAATCTAGCCCTGTTCGGATTGATTTGTTCAAGAAAGCTGATGCAGAATTCGACTATGATTCAGCCAATGAACTGTTATCGACTTACAAGGAACTTCGCTCTGTCAAACAGAAGCAGTCGAGTGATGCTGGAGAAGCCACTCGGAAGCAGAATTTGAAGGCAGCGGGGGTAGATGTAGGCGGTTCTGGAGAGTCATCAAAACGAGTTTATCGTAGGGCTGACCTTATTCGGCTAAAAATGCAAGACCCCAATCGGTATGAGGCACTTTCAGATGAAATTATGACCGCATACCAAGAAGGTCGTGTCAGGTAAGATTTAACTTTTGGAGATTTAATTATGGCTAATACAGCTTTTGCACCCAATAACGCAACCACAGTAACAACCGCAGCAACGTTCATTCCAGAAATTTGGAGTGATGAAATTGTTGCCAGTTACAAGAAAAACCTTGTTCTAGCGAACTTGGTTATGAAGATGAACTTCAAGGGCAAGAAGGGTGACACAGTTCACATTCCAGCCCCTGGTCGTGGTTCAGCTTCTGCCAAAACCGCTACCGATGCAGTTACCTTGATTGTTGACACAGCATCTGAGATTCAAGTTTCTATCAACAAGCACTATGAATATAGCCGCTTGATCGAGGACATTGCTGAAGCGCAAGCCTTGAACTCTATGCGTAACTTCTACACCTCTGACGCAGGTTATGCCTTGGCTAAACAAGTCGATACAGACTTGATTCAGTTGGGTCGTTCCTCTAATGGTGGTGCGGGAACAAACGCCTACGCAACTGGTGCTTTTGTGGGTGGTGATGGTACAACAGCCTACGTTGCTGGTAGCAACAATGAGTCTGCTTTGACCGATGCTGCCATTCGTCGCACTATTCAGCGTTTGGACGACAACGATACTCCTATGGATGGTCGTTTCTTCATCATTCCTCCTTCAAGCCGTAACACGTTGATGGGTCTTGCCCGTTACACTGAGCAGGCTTTTGTGGGTGATGGCAATGCGATCCGTAATGGTGAAATCGGTAACCTTTATGGTATCCCTGTGTTCACATCTAGCAACTGCGATACAACCAGTGGTTCTGGCGCTGCTCGTGTCTGCCTGATGGGTCATAAAGACTCTATGGTTCTGGTTGAGCAAGTTGGTATCCGTTCACAAGTCCAGTACAAACAAGAGTACCTTGCTACTCTGTTTACTTCTGACACTTTGTATGGTGTTGCCGCCTTGAGGAAAGCCGCTACTGTTGGTGCAGCTACTTCCTCTTCATTCTTTGCCTTGATCGTACCTGCCTAAGCAGTTGCCATCTTTCCCCCTGCCTTAACGGGTGGGGGGGTTTTTTAATCTAGGAGGATAAATTATGGCGACCGCATCCGCAGTAACAGTACGTCGTGGTAACGACCAGTTTCGTGGCCTTTTCAGTGATACATGGGTAGTTCGTGCTACTTTGGACGCTGGTTCATTGGTCGATGGCGCTGGTGAAACTGACGACATTACAATCCCTGGCGTGGCCTTGGGTGATATGGTTATCGGTGCATCTTTGGGCGTGGACTTAGTTGGTTTGACAGTAACAGGTTATGTTTCTGCCGCAAACACAGTTAAATTCCGCATTCAAAATGAATCTGGTTCAACCGCTGACTTAGCATCTTCAACATTGCGAATTGTTGTAGCTCGCATGGTCTAATCTAAGGGGGCTAATAACCCCCTTTTTCTCGGAGTTCTTATGGCAACCTTTCAATGCTTACAAAGCGGTAACACAGTTACTTTCACATATCAACACGATATTGACACAATGAAAGGTCATCAGGGCTATGTCAGAATAGATGAAGTTAAAGAAGAAACTTCTGAAAAGCAAATAGTCTTGCAACCTCCAGTTAAGAAGGTTGGACGACCTAAGAAAGTCGAAAATGTCTGAAATTGACCCAAGAGAATTTGGTAAATTGGAAGCCCAAGTTGAGGCTTTACAGATAGAAGTTCATGGACTTCGCCAAGATATTAAACTGCTTTTAGAGATGGCTAATAAGTCTAAAGGCGGTATGTTTGTAGGAATGGCTATTGCATCCTTTATTGGTGGCTTAGTCACATTTGTTGCTGATCGACTTTGGAAATAAGGAGCATATTATG